CCCCCTCAGTCCCTTTCAAGACTTTGGTTGGTATGATTGAATGAATAATTTTTATGGCTTTGTGCCACTATCCATGAAACTCGTGATTTCACTCATTTCAAATAGCCCGCCGTAGCAAGGCGCTTGTTGCCGAACGTATTCAGCAACTTCAAGGTAAACCTCTCATAAAGGATAGCAGTATTAAAATATGTATGTAGCTGTACAGTAGATAGAGAATTTGAGAACATCCAACATTCAATTGGAGTTCTGTTTCCTGTTAGCAGGTGACTTGTTTCTCGGATTCTCAGGACAATTCTTCCCAAGATGATCAGGATCTTCCTTGTGACAGTAGAAACACTCATCTAAATGTGTGAACTTCTCTTCCTCATTTTTGATCATAGCTATTGAAGGCATTGGAGCCTTTGAAATACCAGAGACAATCGCTCTGAACTTCTCCAACTCTTCCTCCAATGCTTGCAGACGCGTATCTTGTTGCATGTTCTTAAGCATCTGCGGTTCTCGTCTCCTTCTAGACCACTTAGAAGTACTCACTTCTCCACTTGGACCGGCAACCGGGTTGGTTATGTTAAACACACCCCAGTCAATGATCACGAAATTAGCAAAAGTAGGACTTGTGAATGTTGACAAACCAGGGACCATCGTAACTTGTTGAACCATTCCATAATTTGGAAAAGACAACGTGAAATATTTTTTAGCGATGTTACAGGTGTCAGAGGCATTAGCTTCCAATGACTTAAGTTGTGTAACGGTTCCCACACCTCCAAAGGAGATGTTGGCACTATCACACACAGACCCCAAGCAAGTATATTCACATGAGTATATGTGACCATATCTCAAATTGCCAGTGAAAGTATTCGTTCCGTTGAACGTAATTCCTTCCAAATTTCCCCCTTCTTCAATCAAAGAGGTGGTACCAAGCAAAGCTGCAGTGGTACATCCAGTTCCAGTAGGATTAGTAAAGTTGTAGAAGAGAACAAGCTCATTTGCGAGCTGAGGAATAAAAAACTTACACTTGTATTTCAACAACACATCAAAAACAGTGAGTGAAGCTGAAGATACAACTGATGAACCAGTCGAGTTCAACTGGACATAGCCAATCGCCTGTCCAAACAATGGATCAGTAGGACTAGCTCCCGGGTCAGTGAAATAAGGATTTTCATCTGAGATCTTTTGCATTCGTGCCTTGCCGTCAGTTTTCACTGGTACGTCACTAGCACCCCAGGTTTGAGCATTTCTCTGAGCAGATTCGGCGTTAACTGATGGTGGAGGTTCTGACACATCTCGTTCAAAGAAAACAATAACGCTCCCGTTTGTGTTATTACCACATTTGGAACGTAACACCAATTCGGCCTCGTCATAACGATACTTCTCGAATAGTGCCCCAAAAGCCTGAATCCTAGTTCCCTTGAGAAACTGAGGACCGATATTCTGGTTGAACAACACTTTACCATGCAAGTCTGTACTTTGCACAGTTACTGTACCAATCACCTCTTGACCCTCACAATATCCAGTGGAGCCATTGGTGGTGGATTTGAACCAAGTTTTAACAGTCGTGTTCGTGTTGGCAAGCATTGAAGGTTTGATCCTAGGACGAGCAATTGGATTTGCTCGAACTATTTTCTTTCCTGTTATGGGCTTTGGACCTTGCTTGCCCTTCTTATTGTTTTTCTTCTTTCCTTTCTTATTTTTGGACATTGTTAAGTATGAGTATGTGTCTCTTCCAAGTGCTTGCAATGCGACAGCTGATCGAGCAAGCTCTGCTTTAAGACCAAGTCCTTTTGTATCGTGTACAAATTTCCAATCAGCAACAGCGCGGTCGCGGTTACGATTAGAATGATAATAAGCTGCGTCGTGTTTGCGTGCAGCTTCGTCAAATTCGTCTATCGCAGGGACAGAGTTATCTACAATACTGGATTGAAGTTTTCCAGCTGACCAACCAGGACCTACGTAATTGCCGTGCCAAGGTAAGCTCATGCACTTACCCGCACCTCCTTTTATGAGGCAGTCAAGACTTTTAAATACCTCTAAAGGATCGGACTCAGACAAAAAACTAACTGATTCCAATTTAAGGTGCAAAAGAGCAATCTGTTGTTCGGGAATTCGAGCCCGCAAGATGAGAGCCAGTTTGTCCGTCCAGGACATTCCAGCCACCCACTTGTCAATCTCGGACTCCAGGAGGTCAAATTCTACCTCCCATGGCCACAGCATAATTCGTAGACCCAGCCAATGCATTAGAACGCACTCTTCGAACGTAAAATCGGCATTGACTCTCACCCAGCCAATTGAGCTGAGGAGCTTCGGCAAATTGCCGGCAGCAACATAAAAGTCACCAAAGCGAGCGTGGTGCCGCAATCTCAAGTGATGAGACAAAAAGACTACCTGGGGTGGTAGCATGGGCACATTGGGGCCAATTGTGTTGAAAATACCGTATCTAACTTCCAGGAAGTCAGTCAACACCTTAAGTGTGAGAGTGCCATATCGCGTCTCTCCATTAGTCAACCTGAGGACATAATCATCCCCATTTATGTAAGCTTTAATAAACTCTTCAAAAACCATCTCTGGGGCAAAGAACTGCCAACACAGAGCCCAGCCTAAGAGCACCATAAGGGTGTTATCATCCCCTGTATTTTTCCATCCAGATTTCTGATGAAACATAATGTACATAAATCCTAGTGTGACCACAAAGCCACAGTAAACCCAATTATACAGGTCTATAATTGCTCGCTCGTACTCAGGTCTTTGAAACCTGATTCGAACATCTCTGATCACTCTTGCGAGTGTCAGATTAAATCTAGAATCACATCCATCAACATCACCATAGTACATATTGTCTTTCAACGACATGACCACCTGAACATACTGAGGGCCAGGAACACGTATACCAATAGTACTTGCGTGTTGTCCTACAGTCACATGAAGTTTCTCATTTTGTTTGTGAAACAATTGAGTTGAAGCTAACAAATGAGGAATGGGCATTGATTCAAATGCCCTCGTTTTCTTAAGTTCGACCCGCTCACGTGGGCGCAGTTCATCTTTCAATGTAACAGATGCTGCTTGAGGTCTTCCACGACCAAGAAGAATATCTTCAGTATCATCTTGGATTTTATCCCCGTGACACAACAAAGCACAGCCTTTGGTGTCACATGTATAGTACCATTCGTACCCTGGACTCTTCGATGGATCCATTTCCATGACCGCATCTGCATAACTGGTGAAGTTGTCTCCGTGCCAAAAAGGAGCAACATATGATGACAACCAGTTAGTTAAAAATTCCGCCTGCCCGTCGCTTATATATCTCGTGGGTTCATAATACTTGCGAACAGAGAGCTTAAGAGCCTCTTTGTCCATAATTGCAGGTAAATAGGCATCACCCGTTGAGTAAGAGACCGGAATAGGTGCAAAGTGAGATCTCCCCACAGGACGATAGGGCACTCTCCCAATACACGTGAAGTCGAGCATAAAATCATCAGCTCGCTTCCTACCTACCTTTGGGAGTTCCGGCAGGTCAGGAACTCCCAAAGGTTCGCTTAGTTTTTTGGAGAGTCAAACAGGGCCAATAAGCCCCCGTCGACTGGAACAGCCAGATTATTCTTCCCTGGATCTCCTTCAGCAAAATGTATTCCAACGATTTTGCAGTTACCATTAACCACAACACCACCACAATCTCCTTTTTCAGAGGTGTAGGTGCTTCGAATCTGATCACCAAAGGTGCCAGTCTCAACCTTGAGGAGGTCCCCAGGGTTGATTTTATCCCCAGCAACAAGAGCAACCTTCTGACCCACCTGCGGCAAAGCAAAGAAATGCTTCTTCACTTTAGCAGGCCCATCAATTGGTTTAAGGATCACCAAATCAGAATTGTTCTTTGACTTGGCACGAAGCGGGCTTGGCTCAAATTTCTTCCCAGAAAATTTCAACCATTTGGTATCCTTATACACGTGATCGTTGATCAGAATACCGGCGAATGTGGATACACAGTAACCAATTCGGACTTCATTAACGTCCAAACATTCTCCAAGAGCTTCCTTGATGCGCGAAACATCGAAGCTAGCGGCAGTAGGAACAAGAGCCTCAGTTTTGACCTCTTTCTTTGGCTCAGTTTTGGCAGGCTCAGCAGTCCTGTTCGATTTGATGAGCTTCTTGGCATCTTTCAAAGCTCTCTCTTGTTTTTTGGTCAATTTCTTCCCTTCAAGAAGTTTCTGCTGAGCAACGATCATATCGATCATTTGGGATGTTTCAGTAGTAAGACAATGAGTCTCAGAGGTATGAACCATGATCGGTCCTGGAACAGGAATAATCCCTCCGGATTTTGGGGTCTCTTTCTTCTCAAGATCCTTAATGATAGTCTCAATTTTTGAAGCTTTTGAATTCTTCTCAAGAGGGACCTCATCCTCATCAGATTGATCATCTTCTGAGTCGGAATCATCACTTTCAACGATTTCCCAACCTTTCTTTGCACCTTCGTACACAGGGGTAGGATTTCGTTTATTTCGATTCTTCCTTGATGCTTTGATGAGGGCTCGATCATAAGCATCCTCATCTAGATCTCGATCATCATTGTCAGGGAGTTCGGCTAAAGCGTCATCCAAGAAGTTGTCGTAATCATCCTTCTCACCGAGGAAAAATTCCTCAGTCGTGCCGTCCGCACGGGTAAGTACATAATGGTGGCCTTGTTTGAGATCAAAATCACTCTTGATCTCCATTGGAACTCCATCCCGGTAAATCATTTCATATTCACCACCATCATACACATGATATTTACGTCTCATTGGTGCTACCTTTTTAAGGGCAGACTTTAAAGCACCCCGACCAGACTTATTCTTTTTCTTACCCTCCAATCCAAGATCGACAGGAGAGTACTTCTTCAAAATTTTTCGCCATTTCTTGATTGTCAAGAATTTTGGCCACATGTTGGGCATCCAGACATAGATATAAATACCCATGCCAATGAGAACTCCAACCAGTAACATTGAAATCTCATTGCGACGTTTATACGCAATTGTCTTAAGATCATTTATCAACTTCCAGACCTTTGCAGCGAAAGTCAATTCATTAGTGAGGTCAATCTCTTCGTTTCCGAAGAAAGCGTCACCAACGGCTTTTAGGATTTCTCCTAACGCGGCTGTTGTAGCCACTTTGGCAAATGTAAAACGTCC